TTGTTTCATTAGGAACCATTGAATCATCTTCTCCACCAACGGTTTCATCAGGACCATCTCCTTCAATGTGACTACCAAAGAAAGCTGTTTTGACTTCATCATAAGAAGGAATGTAAATCAATTCATCAAGGCAATGGGCTGCATCAAGAACTGTATCAGGAATGGATTCAGTTCTGTCATGGAAAGCAAATGCCGTGAATTCTGTGTTGGTTGCACCAGATCCTTTCTTTCTGAAGAAGAGAGTTTTGCCTTCATCAGGATCAGAAAAGAGAATAAACCCACCTGCTCTTGGTTTCTTTGCAAGTTCGGCAACTTTCTTTTCAAAAAGGAAATGAGCAACCTCGAACAACTGGACACCTTTTTCGATTTCTTTATCAGAATCAAGGCATTCAATGTTATAAAGAATCCTGCGAGTGGGGTTAAGGCTTTTTACATAATCTTCATTGTAATTATCCAGTTTCCGAACTTCTCCTTGATGTTCACAAACCGGGCAAGGTTTTTTGTAAGTTCTGGCAAGACAAATGAAATTATCCTCATTTAACCCCACTTTGCGGTGAACATATATATCCAGACTATACGTAGGTTTACCTGGGGCAACACTTGGGTGATGAGTACCTGCAAGAAATGGTATGATATTGATGAAATGTTCATCTTCAGTACATTTCCAGGTTTTTACATTTGCCATTCTTTCTTTGATGAATATGGGTTTAAATCTCCCTGAATCATCCTTACTGTTGTAAGATTCATTTGCTCTTTGAGCAAGTTCTTCCTTCATTGCAGCCCTTCGTTCCGATGGAGTCATTTCTTGTCTACCTCCTGTTTCTTTGTTTTATGTTGCTTTATTGATTCAATAATGCCTAATCCAAACATTCTTCCTGATACATACATCATAAGCAAAATACAAAGGATTATACTTAACACCACAATTACTTTCAAGTTGTCCTCCTTCGGACTAGACGGGTGTTTTTTTCTAATCCTTCATTTTGTGCTTTTTCTAATGCCTCCTCTCTTAGATTTTCGTAGCCTGCTCCTAATTGTTTATTAGAAGAAAAGTAATTATTACCATATAATTTTACAAGGTCACTAATTCTCCTGTCCCGATGTTCAAAAGAATTTTTGGCAACAATTAGAATGTTAACCTCATGTTTGGCATCTGATAATTCTTTATTTGCTTCAATGTAGGCAGAATGGGCCATGATTGCAGAATTAATGAAGGCTTCCGTGGGTGCTTTATCAGCTTTTTGCCAACCAAATTTTGATGGTTCTTCTCTTATTTCTTGGTCACATTTACTTCGGATTACTGTAAGATTATCCTCAAGATAATCCTTTATCCGAACTGCTTCAGCCCATTGCAAGCCCCAATTGGCAACAAGTTCCGCATGGTCAACACAAACCTGATCAAGATTATACCTATCAATTGTTAAATCATTTTTGAAATTAATTTCAGGCATATATTCTCCTTAACGTAGAAATAATAAAGGTAAAAATCCACAGATTACGATTCCAAAAAATATGATCAATGCTTCCATATAATTTCCCTTTCATATTAATATGATAGCATAAATTTTCAAAACCTGTGATTATTTTTTAATATCCACCAACCAGGTTGATAAATAGTCAGCAGATATTAACATTGATACTAAAGGTACTGTATCTGTTGCTTGTTGAATTGCAAATCCCGAAGGGTATGCAAAGGCAGTCCCATGATCGAATGTGCCAAGATGCCAACGTATTGCCAATGCTTCTTCATCTGTTAAATCAATGTATTTCTGGATAAGGTAAATAGATTTTTCCCCATGACCTAAAGGAAGTTCTTCTTTTACTTTCCAGTTTATCGCAAAATCAGGGATGCTTTTGTTATTTACCAAAGCATCAATTACCTTGGAAACATATGATTTTGTTTTTTGTTCTCTGGGAAGTTCAGGACCATTCATAGCTCTTAATTTACTTAATTGAGCATCGGTAGCAGGATCTTCATCCTTAATGTAAGTATTTATTTTACAAACATCATGGAGTAATCCTACTATTTTGAGAGTATCTTCGTTGTATCTATTTTCAGGTTCAAGGTAGGAATTACTGATTAAACAAAGAGAATCATAAACATTCAAAGAATGGATTGCAAGCCCACCTTCAAAATTACCATGATATTTTGTTGATGCAGGAGCAGTAAAAAAGTCAGTACCTTCTAAAAGTAAAGCTGTTAATGTAGGTAACCCTTCTCTTGCACATCCTGATAGTAATTCAATTATTTCTTGTTTTGTGTTCATTTTGTTTCCTTTCATTCCACATTTGATTTGTAGGGTTAGGTTCTCGTACCCATAATCCGTTACGAAAATCAAGATCACCCTTATTATAAATTTGATCTTGTTCAGCAGATGATAGAGGTCTACCACAACATTCAGTTGTTAAGGAGCCTTCTATTCCTTTACAAACTTTACAGCAAGTTAAACCTCCTTCAGTTATATTTGTGCATATCCAACAACCATTATTATCTTCACAAGTGCAATCTTCAGATGTATAATAAGTATGGTTCATCGGGTTGTCCTTTTATTTGGTATAAATTCAATCTCTTTACCACAACATCCTTTTTTATCTTTCTGTTTTAACATTACAAAACAAAGAGGACAAGTTTGAAGTTCATCATAATACATTTTGACATCCTTTAAAGGACCTATATGACCACAAACAAAGCACATATAGACAGGTGGCCATTTCTTTTCTTTTGGTTCTTTTGCTATTTCCTTTTCTTCTTTTTCTTTTATAGTTCCATCAGCATTATAAGGTATAACTATTATAACCTCTTCCTCTTCCGATTCATTAATTGCAGGTTCTCTTACTTCAAATTCCATAATATCTCCTTAAAAAGGAATATCTTCATCAGGATCAAATGGTTTTGGGGCATAATCTTTAGTGAATTTTACCAAAGCCTTTTTCTCCTCCTCAGCATTATAAGGTTTTGCATGTATATAATTTAAGGCATTAAACAATTTTTGTCGGAATTCCTCTTCTTCTGATGTTTCATCCTCATAAATTGGGTTTTGCATAAGTGCTTTTAACCAATCATATAAGGGAAGATCCTTTGATAAATCAATTTGAATGATTACATTAACAGGAAGTTTATCCATTATTTATCCTTAGGCATTATTTCACTGATAGGAAGTTCGTTTAATTCTTTTTGTTTTATTCCCAATGCGTATATTTTCATAGATTTAAGGCATCTTTTACAAGTAACTTTATCAGGATCAACTGTCATTTGTTGAACTTGGGAAATAAGAAATCCACAAAAAGTGAATAATTTATACATAAAATGACGATAATGAGTTTTTACTGGTTCATATTCCATGTTACACCTCACAGGCATTAAGACAATCTGAATGAAGCCCTGCTTTCCCAACATAAATATAACTTTCTCTGAAACAATCAATCAAGGCAGATATTCTTTTAGGATCTCTGCAATTATCAGATAATAGAACAGCATCAAGGTAACCAAGAATAGCATACCTCATTTTTTCAGGTTCTTCATCCAATCCTTTCAAAAGAACACGACATTCATTCCACTTATTTTTTCGTTCTTCAAGTAACAATTTGCATAAGTCGATGCTTAAAGTTTCCGATGCTATCGCTTCGGAGATTGCCCTGAGAGCGTCTTCCTCGCTCATAATGTCGATTACACTATCTAACAGAACGAGCGCCTGGCGAGGGCAATTATTTGCACCCTTTACAATTGCATTTACCACTGAACTTGGAAAATCAGTGATACCTTCTGATGCTAGTGTGTCATTGATCAGTTTTGTAAGAACAGGACAAGGAAGTCCTTTTACTTCAAATGTCATACACCTGGTACGAATTGCTTTGATTAGTCTTTCAGGATCAGTTGTGCAAAGGATAAAATAAACATGCTTTGGTGTATCCTCAAGAATTTTCAGTATTGCATTTTGAGCATCGTTGGTCATCTTGTGGCATTCATCAATTATATATACTTTTACCCTTCCAATTAAAGGAGAAAATTGTGCATTTTCAGAAATCATTCTGATGGTGTCAATACCCCTTGTATTCGAGGAATTGTACTCTTCAACACTTGCAGGGTCACAACCAAGCATTGTTGCAACTATTCTTGCAAGGGTAGTTTTACCACATCCTGAAGGGCCTATGAATAATACAGAGTGAGGGGCATCATTTTTTCTGGTAAATACAGAATAAAGGGATTCTTTTATTCCATCGTTACCAAGAAATTCGTCAAGTGTTTTTGGTCTTTTATCAAGGTGAAGTGACATTAGAGCTCCTTTAGTTTATGAGGGTTTCTTTTTCTTTTGCTTTTTTAAGTATGGCTTCAAATGGGGTGTTAAAATCAAGAGTTCTGAGGATTTCTATAGGAACTCCACTTTTTTTACTTACTTCGGAAAGTATATCTTCTTCGCTTCTACCTGTCTGGGAAGCAATCATTTTGAGGAGTTGACCAATTGTTACATCAGTAGGAATTGGAATAGATGATTGTTCCACGATTACTTGTTTCATAAAATCAACTAATCCATTCATCATATCATTAATCAACTCAAGAGTAAGTCCTTTTGTTTTTGCAAATAGATTAGTGCCATTGAAAGAAATGGCAAGGATTGCCTCACATTGGTAAAACTTTACAATAGCATCAATTTCATCCCTGATTTTAGTAAGGATTTCTTCATTTTCTTTTTTCTGTTCATTATCCATTTTGTTCTCCTTTTAATTTTTTGAGTTCTTCAACTATCATCATACCATATATGGATTTTCTAATTACACAGTTAATATTACCAAGATCATCTATATAATGTGCAATAACATTTATGGAAGCAGGCCCTAAAGAAAGAGAATTTATTGTGGTAATAAATAACCGCCCATCATGAATAAGTGTTACTCCTTTATTAAGTTTATGGTAAACTTTCATAAGGGGCACCAAACTGGCATAGTTTCAGGATTAACATCCCTATTTCTTTCTGGATTATTACGATTTGTTATATAAGGACGATTTGCAAAACTACGGGGATTGTTACAGAAGTGTTTATGTCCTGGTGTCATTCCTTTCCAATCACATTCACCACAGTTACGGGTAATTGTAATTTTTGCTGTTTCAGGAATTCTAATATCACCATGTCGGGAAGCAATTTCCCCATTTTCATCTACTAATCTCCAATGTATGTTATTATTTATTTTCATGATTTCTCCTTTCATTATCATTATAGCATAGATTTTTAAAACCTAATCATTATCTTCTATCTCTATTTTAGAACCCCAAGGTTTATTAATTTCTGTTTCCTCCCATTCAATGATAAGGGGAACATTTATCCATTTATTAACTTCTCTTATTTCTTGGGTAGCAATTTTAGCACTCATATCCATTAATTTTCTTTGTTCAAATGGAAATAGATCAGAGAGGCAGCAGTCATGAATCTGACCTATCATTTTGGATAACATTCTTTGTTCCTTCATTCTTCTGTTTATTTCATTAATGCTCCACATTAGGCAATGGAATGCAGTACCTTGAATTGGATAATTTACAACATCGTTCCTAGTCATATACCCTTGGCATCTAAAACCAAACATCTGTTCAACGTAACCAAGTCTAAGATAATCAGACCATGCTTTTTCTTGCCATTTCTTAACAGCTTTATATTTTAACCAGAATCTCTGTTCAACCCTTTTAACCCACTCTTCAAATTCCTCGTAGGCTTTATTTTTATCTTTAATAATTCCTGTTGCTCGTAAGTGTTCAAGAACAGTTATTCCATCATAACAGATCATTCCCATACATTTTTGGAATAAATTTCTTGCACAGGAACGATAATAAGAACCATAAAATTCAGGGAACGTAAATCCATTTTTTGCTTCAAATCTTATTTTCTTTCCTAATTTTCCAGGAATTAATTGCCATGTATCATGAAAATTAAACAATTCAATTGCATTGTCCCTGTGCATATCTGTGGATTCATCAAAGATGTAATTCATTAAAACAGGACATTGGGTATAGCAAGCAATTATACGAACTTCCATCGCCCCATAATCCCAGTCAAGTAATTTATTCCCAATATACCCTTCTATTCCAAGATATTCAGCTATAATTGAAGGCATTATACCTGATCTTGTTATTCTTTTTGCTTCTTCATCCCTTATAGGAATATTTTGAAAGTTGGGATTTGACGAGGAACCACGGTAAGTAGTGGGGATATGAAAATCAAAGAAAGGACGCATTTTTCCATCATCGTCAATTTCACGGAAGAATTGCCTTAAATAAGTTCCTTGAATCTTTTCAAGTTGGGAAATCTTTGTTATTTCTTTGGCTATTGGTGTATCAAGACTAGCAAGGACTGACGCATCTGTGGATGCTTTATCTCCAGCTGTCATTTTCTTTGGGGTTAATTTAAGGATATCGAAAAATAATTCCCTTAAATCATAATCAGAACCAAAATTAATGGGCCGATGTTTGATCTGTTCAAATTTCTTTACCTCAGGAAATTGATACAGTCTTGCTTTCATATCTGTAATAGTCTTGGTCAAAATAACATCCTGATCAAGATAGTATTGCTTATCCATTGTGATTCCGTTTTCTTGAATATCACAAAGGGTTTGTAATCCTTTCATTACAAAACTTCTTGCTCGTTCAAAATTAGGATAAGGAAGAAAATCTTCTTCTTGCTCATCCTGTAAACGATAGGTAAGCAGACTGTCAATTCCATTATACAATAACAAATCATTTAAAGGAGCATCCATTACTTTATTAAATGGATTATCCTTTGAATCTGATTTCAGATATTTTTCGATTTTAGCATCATAATCAGGAACACCCCATCGAATCATTGCTTGGAATTTTAATCCAGAATAGTCTGAACGATTATCCCAGATATGTGCAGCATTCTTAGTACACCACCAAAGGTTTACAATATCAATGCCAAGTATTTCCCTGGTCCACATATCCTCGAACTTGCTGTTGTGTGCTATCTTTTTTATTTTAGGATCAAGAAGAATTTGAATCCATAAATCACAAATTTCTTCGATTTGATTTGCTGTAAAATGATTTCTATATTGATAAGGAAACGCAAACGCCTTATCGTAGCCATAACAAAAAGATATTGTCGCTATCTTATGATCCCTTCGATATGGTTTTTTCCCCGTTGTTTCATAATCGAGGGCAAATTTTTTAGGTTTTAATTCCAGAACTTTAAGAAGTTCTCGTTTTACATCTTCAAAATCTTTAAGGATTGTTATACATTTATTTAATACAGGTTTTTCAGGTTTTTCTTGGAATTTTGAACATTTAACAAGGAAGGTCAAATCTCTGTCGAAGGTTGCTTTTAAATGGTCATCTTTTTCTTTTTTGATAATATCCAAAGGATGGTAAGTACAACTGACCCAAACTTCCTTATCAGGATCAGGTATACATAAACCTCTAAACCGAGTTGAAGTAGTAGTTGATTCCCTTTCCATGAAGTAAGATGTTATAGCTTCATCACCAAATAACCATATATGTAAAGGTTTTAAATCAGCAATGACCTTATTTACTCTTGGTTGACAACATTTAATTTCTTTCCTTTTGATTTCGATTGTTTTCCCTTTATCATTTTTACCGGGATAACAACCGATTGAGTCCATCATCCAACAGTCTTCATCAATATCTATTCCTTTTCCTTTTATTCTTTCTCTAAGAAAATCCCCTGCTTCCCCAGAAAAAGGCTTCCCAATTGAGTCAGCACCAGCAGAAGGAAAAGATCCTATTATCAAAATCTTTTTCTTTCCATTGCCTATGTAAGACATTCTTGGGTTTTTACACTTCTGATATAATTGGCATTCTTCACATTCACTTGATGAAGGACCATTTATACCACAAGCATTAAGTTGGTCAGAAGAGAAAAATCCTTTTATGGTTGCCATTTATTTTGAGCCTTGCGTACCCAAGTATTATATAATTCAAAATCAAATTTCCATTTGTAAATAGAAACATACATTCGGATATATTCCCGTTCCCTAGATTCATAATGATCATTCCATAATTCAGTGTGTATTTTTATAAAAGGAATTTCAAGTGTGAAATTGAGAATAGGAGGAAAAGGAATCATATCTTTAATTTTTGGAATTTTAAAGCTTACCATAAAAACTCCTTTTATTCTTGTTTATATATAATTTTGCCTTGTTCCTTATCTTCCCATCGAGTTATTGGTTTAGTAAAATCGAATCCTGCTTCTTCCAATTTCTTTTTTACGTCATTGTATGAGAATCCTTCAAATTCATCAATTTCTAATCTTGGCATTTTACACCTCCAATAATGAGGGAGTTGGGGGATTTGCAAGTCTGGACCGTCCAAACACGCCAACTAATCAGCAGACTAGCGAGAGGTTATCCTGCCCTGTTCTGAAAAGTATTTTTCATCCCCTGCTCCCAACCGATACCTAGATCAAAGTCAATTGTTGTTCTATTTCTTCAAACCATTCTTTAGGAATTTCTTTTCCTATAAATGAATATCTGCGAATTGCTGAAAGAATTTCTATAATCCTTATTTTTCGTATTTCAATAATTTGGGCTTCAAATATTCTTCGAGGCATTACACCTAAAGGAGGTTTATGTATTTGTTTAATTTTTCTTGTAGGACAATTATCTTTATGATCAGTTTGATCAGGAGCTCCACATTCAGTACAACTCATATTTTCCTCCTTTATTCTGGTAATGCAAGAAGGTGATAGAAATTACCTGAGTTAAATATACCCTTTGTATCTGTTATTGAAAAGGACGTTGCATGTTTTAAAACTTGACTGAAGAATACAGGATTGATCAGAAATACTTTGGTTTCTCCTTCATAATCTGATTCAACTGTTTTGATTATTTGGGCACGTTCCTTTTCAGCTTTACAGACAATTCTTCCTTTTTCGATTGACACAGTGATACATTTATTGGACTCTTCTTCGCCTTCTGCAAGAGAAACAATTGACAAAACATTATCCCGAAGATTCCCTGGGAATGAAAGCAATTCCGGAACGTCTGCTTCAGTGAGTAGTTGATCAACTACTCCAAAAGGATATTCCCCTTTCATAATCTTGCAATTGAAAATAATTCCATCTTTCGTTCTGAAATGTGCCCAGTTTTCTGAAACACCATATTCAACAACAGGATATTTAACAAGTTCTGAGGCTTCTTTAGCAGGGAGAAGTAATTCTTCCATTTCAGATTCCATGATATAAATACTTATTCTGATATTATCAGTGGTGTATAACCCGTCTTTTTTTACAGCACAACAGGCACGAACACCAGTTGATAAATCTTTTGATGCAGAAAAACCACAAAGATAAATACCTTCTGTAAAATCTTTTGGAAGAGGTTTCCAGAAATTTTTACCGATCATAGACTGCCTGATATTTTCAATCAGATGGGCAACTTTCGCAGATTCACCAACGACTGTTGAAAGAGTTGCTTTTGTACCTTTCGATTTGATCTTAATATTATCTCCATCAAGTTCAAGGTCAAATTCTGCTTCTGCCATGCTATCTATGATGTTATAAAAATCTGTTTCTTTTACGGAAAAATCAAAATCACAATTGAAAGGATGGATAATGCAAGCCCGATCATTGAAAGTTGCAACATCTGTTTTTGTGAATAGGAAGTGAGTTGCTTGTTCCACAATTGATTTCTTTGCAACTCCAGGTCTTACTTTTGAAAGAATCTCCAATAATTCAGCTTTTTTGACTTTCATTCATTTTCTCCTTGATAATAGTTAGAATCGTTTCACAGTGTTTTGGGTAAAAGAAGGTGATTAATCGGTTATAGTTGTATCCTCTTTTAAGTAATGATTCCATAAATGCTTTTTCTTTTACAGGATTCATTAATTGAGGAAAATTTCCACTGAGATATAACCTCATAAACAAGTATCCTTTTCCCACAAAACTCCTGCACTATTTTCTGTATCTTCCTGAACTTGAACACGAACCCAATTTAATTCAGGATATTTCCTATGGAATTTATTTACAAATTTTTCAGCAATCATTTCACAAGAATCATTTCCCAATTCAAAAATTAACCCCTCATGGGGGTACAGATCATACAACATATTGGCCATTTCTTGTTGGACAATAAAGAATTCAAGCTGTCGATTTGATTCCGTTACAGGAAGGACTGCTGTTACATGAAATTCATGGCGATGGGAATATTTCAAGAAAGAAACTTCAGGAAGATTACATTCTTTCCATTGATGAACACCTATGAATTTAACTGTAATTGATAAATATTTGGATATCATATCTTTCTCCTTTAAAAAAGTCTTGTTTGTTTTGCTTTCTTTACCCATGGCCAAGGCCAAATAGGTAAATTCATTTCTAAGTCCAGGTAAAACATCAGATTGATTTGGTCTCTTAATTCATGGGAATTTGATAATCCTTTTTCGAGAATTACTTCAACTAATCCTTCTTTTCTTACTGCCCATTGTTCATTTTCTTGAAGTTTATATCCTTTGGGGTCGATTGTTTTAAATTCAGATTTTCCAATTATGTAACCTTTTTCTTCAAAGTAAGTAAGAAAATAATCTTGATGGATACTAACCACATTGTCAAGATGATTCATTTCCCCTTTTTTAGCTGGTCTTGATGTTACTGTTACAAGTTCCGGTGATAAATCATAACGGTATGTTTCATTTATTTTTTTAGGGACAATGATAATTCCGTACTTACCAAATTGAATCCAACTTGTACTGTCAACACTATACCAAGGATATGCTGCAAGCAATGAGGGTGCTGTCATTGCAAACCCATGTAATTTATGAGTAGGTAAATAATCAGGTGCTTTACAGATCATTGAAAATACAGGATCACCCATATTTTTGACCCATTGGGATTTTGTTGTTTGCTGCCCTATCCCACCAATCCCAATATATTCATAATTATCAAGATATTTTTTAAACCATGCAAAATCTTCTCCTGCATGAAATACTGGCATAGGAATAATTTTGTAAGTATCTTCAATATATCGTTGGACTTTCCAAGAAAGTTCAGGATTATAGATAACATCCACACTTACAAAAACATCCACAAGATGTTCATTTGCTTTAATAAATTTACAATAGGAATCAACATATTCCCAAAATTTATCTGTTTCATAATAGGAATAATCGAAGTTGTTATCCCTTACTTCTTTATTATAAATGCTATGAGCTCCTGAATCTACGAATATGGATAAATTACCCATTTTCTATTTCCCTTAGTATATTAGGAATTGCTGCTGCTCCATTTGCAAGAAATTTTGCTTTTAAATCAATTGAACCCGGACACCAAGGATTATCAAGATATTTCATGTAAATTTTCATTGCATTAATGGCATCATCAAAAGAAGTGAATCTAAATTCCTTAGGATACATTTCAACATAACTTAATCTATCAGGTACAAGAGGAATACATCCACAAATAACAGCTTCCTGCATTGCAATGCCCCAAGTTTCTTGATCGGCAAAAGATACTGCTATCTTTGATCTATGCAGAAGTTCATAATATTCCTGCTTATTAGAGCAAATCTCCTTCGATTTCACGAATTGCCAATCTTTAAATGATGCTTTGAGTTCATCTGCTAATTTATCAAAAAGGTTGGGATTTTTTTCAGAATCAAGACGATGAGGAAATACCACAATATTTTCTTTTGCTTGTCGTTTTAAAAAAATTGTTTTAATAGGAAACCCTGTTACTTTGATTTTATTGGATTCAATATTTCTACAACTACAAATTAATTTTTTATGGAAATTTGTAGCAACAAATATTTGGTCAACAAAGTTAAACCAACCGTTTTCAATGTTTTCTGCCCATGACCCCATACCTTGTTTACTTAGAAAATCATAATCATCCCAAGTTCCTGCATGTAAACATCCTGTTATCTTGAAATTTATGCCTAAAGCATCCCTCATATAAGCAAGCATTTCAAGCCCAGGGAACCAAAGATCAAGAAATAAGAATACATCTCCATCTTTGATTCTACCATCATAAATCATTTTGCTTATATAAGCCAATTGCTGGGCTTTATAATAATTTGTACCACAAATATCCAGAAAAGACCCTTGTGTTATTTTATCAGTTAATGGTTTAGCATCAACTGTAAAATTACCTATTTCAGCAAACCAATCATACCAATCTGCTGAATATCTTTCATTAAGAGGTTCAATAGGAACTAAAATGATCCTAGACATACTTTTCTCCTTTATACCTTTTTTTAACACTGCTAAGATACATATCCCAATGGAATAAGGCAGGTGATCGCATATAACAATTGGCACAAATATTCCTGTAATTTCGGGTTTGATGTTCTTCTCTTAACTTTCGGACTTCATCACCAGCCCAAACCTCTCTCAATGTCTGTTTATTTAAATTCCCATATATAATATCGTCACCCATTGAAAAGCAACAAGAGGTAACATTTCCGTTTGCTTGAATTGATACACTAAACCACGGATTTATGCAAAGTTCTTTTGAAACAGGAAGTTCATATTTATCAGGGAAAAAATAAGGAAAGTAACAGTTAGGGGTACTGCGGATATTTACTCCTATACCTTCAAATACATCTTGAATCAAATACAATTGATTTTGCCATCCTTCAAGTTCGATAACTTGAATATCAATTGCTATACCTTTATCCAATGCTTTTGGCACAAAAGCAAGAATATCCGATATAATTTTTCTACTGCCTCCCTTTCTTATATTTTCGTAGTCTGAAATTGAATCAAGACTTATGGTAATAGAATTAAGGGATAGTAAAGCCTCGGATTGTTTTTCCAAGAAAGTTCCGTTTGTACTACAACCTACATTTACTTTTGTCGTTTTGACTATATCAATTATTTCCTTCATTTGTGGGTGAAGAGTAGGTTCTCCTGCCATTTGTAATTCAACAAAATATGAAGCATCCAAATCACCTTCTTCAACTATTTTTTTCACCAAATTTATGTCGATTACTCGTTTATTATTGCTTCGGGAAAAGAATCTGGTGGGGCACATTATACAGGAGAGATTGCAAAAGGCTGTAATCTCTATTTGATAAACTTCTGGAAGGGGAGGCATCATCATTTTGGGAAGTTGATCTGGGTTAGTAATATAATTCATAATGACCTCACATTTTTCCTGATAAAGCGATTGATATTTCTATTAATTTCAGACCCTCTTGTTTGGTACCATCTTTCTCAAAAGCCCCTGAAACCGCAGAACTCATCATTCCTGCACCATTATTTTGTCGGACCCCTCTGCATGACATACAACCATGAATAGCCCTCATTACTACCATAACACCATGAGGCTGCACAATTTTGTTAAATTGATTAATTACATCATGACAAAGGTCTTCCTGGAGCTGGGGTCTTGCTGCATAATGTTCAATACAACGAGCAGGTTTAGATGCACCAACGAAGTATTCTTTGGGGAGATATAGCACCCAAGCTCTACCTACAAAAGGTAAAAAGTGATGGGCACAAACAGAAACAAAATGGATATTATCCATCACTATAATCTGATTATAATTTCTTTTGTTTTTTGAGAGGGCAAAATCGGTGAAATCTTTGTGTTGACCTTTGAATAACTCTTGGCAATACATCTTTGCTACTCTTGCTGGTGTAGGTTTAAAATCAGATTTGGAAAGGTCTAAATTTAGACCTTTTTCCATTAACTTCTTGAAATACTTTTCTACATTTTTCTGGTCCATTAGTCACTCCATGATAGATTGTTACTTTCATCATATCACATATTTTTAAAAACTGAAAATAAAAATAGAGGGGTTGATAATTAAACCAACCCCTCTATTTTAGAAGATGTTACAAAAGAATTACTTCGCGGGCTTTTCTTCCTTAGCCGGTTTTTCTTCTTTCACTGGTTTTTCCGGTGTAACCACTTTCTCTCTGGAGGTCATGTAATACCGGCCTTCTTTGAAAGTTACGGGGAAACCTGCCCTGTTGAGTGAGGCGATATGGCTGCCAATGACGCCGCGGCAGGCCTCAAGTTCTTCTTTTGTTGCACCTTCGGGGCGAAGCATCAGGAGCTCCATTTTGCCTGAACCTGATTCGGCGCCGGAGAGACACACCCTTTCACCTTTGATGCGAGGAACCCCTGCTTTCTTTTCTTTCGGGGGTTTCGGCTCTTTTGCGGGTTTGACTTCTTTCGGGGGTTTCGGCTCTTTCGGGGGTTTTCCACCCGCAGGGGCTGCTGTTGCAGGGGCTGCTGTTGCAGGGGCTGCTGTTGCAGGGGCTGCTGTTGCAGGGGCTGCTGTTGCAGGGGCTGCTGTTTCGGTAGTTGTCGTAGCTGCTTCATCAGCAAAGAGGGTATTGTAGAGACCAACCATTTCTTCGGTCAGTTTTCCCTGGCCTTCTTCATTGAGGCCATCGACCGCTTCACCGAACGCTTTTGCAAGGGCTTCTTTGCCAACTCCGATAAGACGGAGAGGGGTAGCGAGGACGCCAAGATCGTTCAGTTTCTTGGAAACATCCTTTACCGTGTTGAAATCAATTTTGCTTGCTTCGATCATTTGCTTTCTTCCTCCTTTTGGAAAATGGGTTGAACTACTGTTAGTCCTGGACGTATTCTTTCAGTTCTTTGCTCGGTTTGAAATACGGGGCATTTTTCGCCGGAATATCCACCGTTCCACCTGTCTGGGGATTGCGACCAGTTCTGGCAGCTTTCTTACGGATATCAAAGTGACCAAATCCTGCTATGCTCACTTTTTCTTCCTGATACAGCCTCTCCTTGATCACATCGAAAACCTCTGCGACTATCGGGGCAGCACCCGCCTGAGTTACATCAAGGTTCCTCGCTTTCAGGTTAGCGACAACCTTTGCAGTCAGCTCCACTTTGTTCATGCTTTTCTCCTTTCGTTTTCTGTTCAAGATTGAACAATATCTCCTTCTGATATTTTTACTATATCACATATTTTCAAAAACAGTAAAGAAAAATACGAATTTTTTTGAGGGCCAAAACTCCTTGAAAAACAGTCATTTAGCCTCGCCAAGATTTAATACCTTGTGTAATTGAACAGATAGAATCGCATCAACCTGATTATACTCTTTCATCCATTCCACAAGTTCATTTGCTGTAACCTGACCATACATTGGGGAATACGCTACTTTTGCCATACAACCATGTTGTCTTAGGCAATCAGTCATATACAAAGACATACGAAAATCCCTTTTGTTACCAACAACTACTTTTAAAAAATCATTGCTTGTCAATCCCATTTTGAGGTAATCACATATCTGATGAACTTTTTCCATTTTTATATCAACAACAAAACTTAACCAACCTGTGGAAGAAAATTCAAATCTTGAAAAAGGAATCAATCCATTTGTTTCAATTGAGATTTTGTAACCGATAAGGGACATCCAATTAACAAGTGGAATCAAACTTTCTTTCTGCTCCATTGGTTCTCCGCCTGTAATCGTAACATTCATATTCCCCATCTTATTTAATTCCTTCACAAGATCAGGAAGAGAATAAGATTTGCCTGATTCAGGATTTGAGGCATACTTTGTATCACAGAAGGAACAATTGGCAGAACAACCCGCTAAACGGAGAAAAGTACACATACTACCTTGGTGCATTTTACAAACTTCACCATTTATCGAAGAAAATATGGAATACACTCGTAATTTTGCATCTTTTGATAAGGTATTCATTATTTTTCCCAGGTTGCTTTTGAGTCAGAAGATTCCCAAAGTTCAAGTTTTTCCAGTTCAACACCCATAAGAACAAGATGGGGAGGGATGTTTGTTGCAAGGTAAGCAAGGATTAATTCTGCTGTAGGTGTTGGGAACGTGTCATTTAAAAAAGTATGATCAAGACGGTTGATAAATTCCTGTTCGATGATTCCTTTCAAATGATTGAAATCAACGATCATTCCACTTTGTTTGTTTATCTGACCTGATACGGTTACATCTAATAACCATTCGTGTCCGTGAAGAAATCTACATTTCCCTTGATGATTATGAAGTTGGTGTGCTGCTGCAAATTTAAACCTTTTCGTTACTGACATTTTGTTCATGGTTTCTCCTTTTCAAATAATCTTGTTGGGTTAGGAATGTTTGCCCATAATCTTTTGGCATTTAAATATTCCCTGATAATATCAGAACCAAGGACTGCCTGCAAACAAATTCTTTGTACTTCTGTAAAAGTTATTCCATTAAATGTAAGTGTTACATGACGATGAGGAAGACCACTATTGGAAGCATGAACTTCTTTGGTAAAAGTACCCTTATCAAATCCAAACCAATATAGTCTTCGTTCAAATTCTTGATATGATTCCTCGGTATCTAAATCAAACTGAAGTTGATTGGGTTTTGGAAAAATTACTATAAGTCCTCTTTCTTTTGCTACCAATTCAGCATTTTCATCAAAATTGTAGGCTTTTTCTTCAAAATTTTCTTCAGCTTCCTTTACAGCATCAAAATCAAACTTCATAACTTCCTCCTTTTCAAAAAGGTTGAATTGTTTCTGGGTTAAGATCAATATTCCATTGATCAACTAGCAAATTCATTTGTGGACTATACAACACTTTGTTGATTCTTTTCCAAGTAAACCAAAGCATGGCTTGTAGTTGACAAGGGGTCAGATTGTTTTTCTTTGCTACCTTAAAGAAATCCTTTGCTATTTCATTATAACTTTTCTCCCATCGTGACATTGCAACAGCTTTAACAGTGTGACGTTTACCTTTCCAAATAGAATAAATATGCCCATCAATTGTGATATACCTAGGATTTTCAGGTTGAATAATATTATAATAAAAGGATATAATCTTTGGTCCTTTTGTTTCCATTAAAAAATCTGCTTCCCCAGTAAGGTATAAGATAGCCCTATTTTTACAATGATTATAAGTTGCTATCTTTATGGCTTCTGAATTAACACCTTCATTTAATCCTTTCATTATAGAAACAAGTGACCTGTAATTTCCCATTTGACTATTATTAGGAGAAAGAGAAACAAAGGCTGCAACAGCTTGGACAAATCCAAAATTATAATGTTCTGCAATCTTTCGGATTGTTACTTGATGCCTGTTATAAGTTGACAATCCTTCAATGTAGTCAACTTTATCAACCAAGGCAAATACTTTTTCAATATTTGCAATATGATCGGTCATTACTAACATCCATCAGAAGGATAAGGTGATCCATCAGAAGGATAAGGTAAAGAACGGCCCCATCGTAAATGAAGGGTGATTGTAGGGATAAGAACAATCCATAAATCTAACAAATAATTTTGTTTTTTCCAGTAACAACCAATATAAAGGTCTTGTAATTTCCATTCAAATCTACCAAAAATAAATCTTCTTTTCATTTAATCCTCCCCAAATTCTAATTGGTTGTAATACTTGAACTCTGCCCACATTTTTAATTTAAGTTCTCTCCACAACCCTAAGACAGCATGCCGCCTACCTGCTGTTTTAGTTCCTTTTCCTCTTTTTCTTTTCTTTGCATGGGCATTTGCTTTATGCCAAGTTTTAGGATCATCAGAATTACTCCATAACATGGAATAAATATCCTTAAAAGTAAATCCTGTCCTAAAATCATTATACATTTTAATTTCATTTGAACACATAATTAATTTTGGTCAAATAACTCTTCAATTACTTCTTTTTCCCGATCTGATAAGGGATTACCTTCTTTTATTTTCTTGTCAACTCGGGGCATAAAAGAGTTTATGAAGGAGGTGTCTTTCATGTTACCTTTATCAAATATAACCATCAACTTTTTAAACATCATTTTATATCTTTCAGAATCGTCTAGCATGGTTCACCTGCTAATTCCATATGAGGACCTGATTTATGGCTTACTTTATACCATCCAATTCTATTACTATGTTTCCATACTTCTTCTGAACCGTTTGCCAGAAAAACATGGTATTCTGTTTCCCCTCTTTTTGAAGTAACCCTCGCATTTTTTACTTCTTTTGGTGAATAATTGCTTGCAATTTTTTCTGGCAGATCAGAGTGATTCATTTTATCTCCTTACTTAATGTGGGAATCAAGGTGAGTTTGACCAAGAGACAATGCCTGTAATAATATTACATTTTCATCTTCGGAAAATTCTTTATGCCTGTGAGCCATAAGTGCTGCCCTTATCATACCAAGTAGTTTCTCTTTTTTAGTTTGGTTTAAGGCAACAAAAGCATCAACATGACCAAGTTTACCAATCCATTCTGCAAGATCAGTTTGATCCATGTCAGATTTGTATAAAGAGCCTCTTGTGCCTTGACTAGCTGAAAATCCTAGGGCAAACCTTCTTGCAAAGAGTGAAGCAGATTCTTTCCATATTTCATCAAGGTCTTTATGACCCCCATTACCATTTTTAACCTTAAGAATATCAACATAATCAATTACGATCATATCAGGAAGGAATCCTTCGGTTTGTTCAAGTATATCCAAATCTCTTTCAATATCATCAATTCCCGCTGAAAATCTAGGATAACATTTTACTCGGATATTATCACCATACATTTTTGCAAAGGCTTTAATACCTTTTCTTACATTCTTTTCAATGAATTTGGGTTTATCTACAGGCTCAAACCAAGTCATAGGTGAGTAATCACTATTTTTAGCATACCTACAAGCCGTGCAAACGGTATGTTGTATTTCAGGGGAATAAGTAGGAATTCCTTCTTCTTTTTCAGCTAAAGCTCCTTTTCCTTTACGTTCTTCTCGGATACAAAGCCCTAATTGATTATTACGACAATCAAATACAGGGATAAAATGGTCTCTACCTTCTTCCCCGTATGCTGTTATCCTCTTATAGATTCTCTGATTGACTGCCTTTTCTTGCATTTCAAGGGATATAAAAACTGTTTTTAACCCTGATAAAGCACCAAGAACTGCTGCCTCCATTAAGAACCAAGTTTTACCTCTTTTAAACGGAGCAAGGAAAGCGACAAACCATCCTCTTTCAAATTCACCAAGTAATTCCCCAAATTTACCAGGAAATTTAAAGATTCCTTGATTTGATTCATCAAACACTTTTGTTATACTTTCAGTATCAAAAGGATTAACCCAATTAGAAGTCAGTTTCATAACTTTCTTCATATGGGAAATTTCTTCCTCTGCCTTATCAAGTCTCCCTATCTGTAACAATGCTGAGGCATTAGCAATCCTTACTTCAAGTTCTCTCCTTCTAAAATATTCCATAGTTTGATGTAAAACGTATGCTTCATTTATACCTTGGTCTTCAGTATATTTTTGAGAGAGATTTTCAAGAAAGGATTGAATGAGGTCTAATTCGGCATCTTCGAGGGTTTGTTTTTCTATAGTGAAAATATCTTGGATATGTTGTTTAGGAGCTTCTCCAAATCTATCAAAATAATCAAGTACCCAATTCATAACCTTTGTTATAAATGAATTTGTTAGGTACTGCTTATCATATAAAGGATACATTTCTTCCAAAAATTTAGTCGATATTATGGATGCTGTAAGGATATTTTGTTCCACTGAAACATCCACATTTCGTCTGACTATTCTAGCCAATTCATCCTCCGATTTGAGCTACTGTTCTGACTATATCACAAATTTCTAAAAACCAAGAAAAATTTTTATATTTTTCCTTTATATTTCAATGTGATAGCTTCCAAATTCTCATTTGCCTTTCGTGTTATTTCACTATACCTTTTGTTTGCTTCTTCGGGTGAAAGATTCAATGCCCTTACTTTTTCTCCTTCTTTTTGTACCCATTCCCTATTTTCAGCATATTCTTTACTTCTTTGTTCCTTAATATCATCAGACAAAATATCTGAATTTGAACCTTGGTATTCTCGTTCAAGCATACCTAGCCGTTTAAAATGATCAGTCATTCGGTTATTGAATTGGTTATCTGTTACGAGCCATTGAACCTTAACTATTGATAAGTCAGGGGCACTTTCGATGATTGCATCTATCATATGATGGCAGAAGAGACGGGGAATCTGTTTTTCAAGCGGATTTGCAATGAATTTCAACTTATCTTTCATGTTATTATGATAATTGACAAGTTTTGCGGCAGCCCTTATAAATATATTTATTTCATCAGGAGATGGAGGATTATTATTGATTTTCTCCCGATAAATCTTTGCAAGTTCCTTTGTTACTTCAGGATATACATCCTCTATACATTTCTGTTGTTTATCAAACTTCACAATAAGTTCTTCCCAGGATTTATTAACACATTCCTCAAACCATGAATCAACATCTTTCAAAATATCATCTTCAGGATTTCGACCAATTTGATTTGCTACAATCCTTTTACTTGTTTCATCAGTGAATACAAAAAATTCAGGCAAAGAGACTTTATGTCCTGGAGCCTTAACATTAAGTTTTGTTAGTGGGCTTGCCCACAATCTATGATATTTTGACATTGCTGATTGAATTTGTTGTAAGGAGTATTTTTTGAGATATTTGGCAAGATAAGCAATGGAGAGTTGAAATGTTTTAGTATTTGGGTCTTCCCTATGTGAAGAAAGAGGCTCTCCCAAACTGTTCCAGAATTGATACAATGTTTTTATATCATTTGATGGATAGATTAATTTTATCCTTTTTACAAGCTGTGGTTTGTTTTGTTCTTTAATTCTCTTAATTAGCCGTGAACACGGAGTGTTTAAAGTATCTTTAGATACTTCTTCTTTGTTTTTAACTTCTTTATATGTGTCGATTTTTCGATCACGACCGTAGTCGATTTTTCGATCACGACCAAACTTTTCAGTTATGAATCCATTAAGGACATCAACATTAAAAAGATATTTTCTTGCTTGATTTGCATAATGATTACTTTCCTCAACAATTGTAAGGACACCCTTCTCAATTAAGAGATTAATTCCTTGTGAAACTGTTTCCCGTTGATATTCTTCCATTATTCCATTTACAATGTGTTGAAGGGATTCTTGAATGTATAGATCAGAAATTTGGGGTTCATATATTTCATTTCGTTCTGCAAGGAAAAAGATTTTATCATCCAATTCATCCAATTTCCCATTGTGTTTAAATTCAAAGTAAGCAATAAGAATTGCAGGACATTTTTTACCATCACAAAAAGCAACATACTCCTCTCTTAAAGTAATAAATCTTGTTCTGAATCCTCGAAGTATACAACTTTCTCTCATGGTTTACCTCTTTCAATAACTCAAATAAATTTCATGCCTAAAACTCCAATTATTTCAACGCTTTAGAGAATGAAGCATAAAGCTATTAATTTGAAAATGTCAAGAGAAATTTTTTAACCAATCTTAGTTAGAGTGACCATTATTGGTTCATCCTCCCATTTAAGATCAGGAAAATCATCTTTATTTATTCTTAAGGTACACATTCTTTGTGCCCAATAAGTCAATCTGCGTTCAGGTTTGCTTGCATGAAGATACAAAGTTCCAGAGGAATCTCTTGCTACCCATAATTCGATCATCGTTTTCCCCTTTACATTGGTACCAGTTTCATGATCATTATTTCCCGAACAAATAATAACAAGGCTATAATTATTAAGAAAATTCCTATAAATTGGATTACTAATACTACTTTTTCTTTATTGATTTTCATGGTCTGCTCCTTTGTGGGTTTACTATTGTAGGTACAAAAATATCTACCCCAGAAACAATCTTTTAGACAGTAAACATAAGTTAACCAAGCAAAAGTTCCATCTTCTATTCTTACAGGATACCAAGCAAACCATCTTACTTCAGTACAAACCTTTTGTCCTATAATCATATTGTACCTCCTTAATCGAAAAGATTTACTTTCCTAATTGAGTATCTGTAAGAATGCTTTTGTTTGTTTATGTAATCCTTAGCTATTTTTCGGGAAGAACATACACAATCCAATTTGAAAGAATAGCCCCGATTGTAACCTCTATGGTAAATCACCCGTAATATAGCAAATACATATTTCATACAGAATCTCCTGATTTATAAAAAATTCTGTTTTTACAAGAAGGACATTTAATAGTAGGTTCATATTTCTCACTATCATTATTCCAAGAAGCATGGTTTAAATTAATATCCCCAGGATCACAACGATTGCTAGTATCACCATTTTGGCCCTCGTAAATGTCTGGTTCCTTTATCCTATTAATATTTATTACAGTTCCACAACCTTCACAAGAGATTAGATTCATATCTTAAATCCTTTCTATTTTATAATTCATTTTCATCTATTTTAAGAGTTCCACATTTAGGGCAAACATAAATATTTACATCCCTTTGATGGTAACCATCAGTACGCACGGTACATTTTGTATCTACATTAATAAAAGCATCATCCCCAATAATAGGTAAACTACACTTTTTTTCTTCATTCCATTTTTCTTCATACTTATATCCACATACACATTTCATAGTCCTAAGTCCTTTCTGAGGTACCATACCTCATCGTCTGTCATGCTGTCTGGATCTCCTTCGTCAAGTTCCAATACTTCAACTGAAGGGATAAAAATAGCAATGTCTGATGCCATTTTATGAGCAAATCCGATTGCTTCTCCATTATCATCTTTTCTACCATCAAACAGAAAGAAAGCCCGTTTAATGTTTTTATTTTTAAGGATGAGTAACTGTTCTTTTGTCCATTGTGTTCCAAAACATGAAGTTGCCCCATCTCCTAGTCTCCAAGCGTCAAGAGGACCTTCAACAATGATTGCAATATCCTGAACAAAATCTATGTTCAGTAAGGTATGTTTTGCTTGCAATAATGATTTTTCAATTGGTGCATTTCTATAAGGAACTTCTAGT